CCAAATTTGTGTATAATTAAATCGTTGGTGTGAGAGCCGATGTAGACCGTTTAAGTCTGTATCTTGCCCCATACAGGGGATCTCTCACCAAGATGCAGATTTAAGCGGTTTTTTTGTAGGACGTTGCAAGCTGGAGGCTCTAACGACATACCAGCGGCTTGTGATAGTAAGCAGACTGGGGGTGAGTGGATGTAATACTGCACAAATTGGCGGCGAAGTTAGCACCAATTCCACGAATGGCTGACGGGTTCTGTGGCTCCGAAAAGCAAACAGTTGAAGGCGAATCTAGGTAGGCTAGGTTCGTCCACCAAAAAGCAAAGTTATTAATGAACAATAAAGCATTAGTACAACAATTAAAAAAAAGTAATGCTAAAAAACAATTAAATTTGTATTTGTCTAAATTATCAAATAATGAAATTGCAAAACTTGTTTACAAAACGACTGATCCTTTTTTGTATTCAAAAGAATGGCGTGATTTACGAAAAAAAGCCGTAGAAATGTACGGAACGGTTTGTGTAAAGTGTGGTGCACAATCTACAAAAAAAATGCCCATCAACATTGATCACATCAAGCCAAGAAAGTATTTTCCGCATTTGGCGTTAGACATTACTAACTTGCAGCCGCTTTGTCAGCCGTGCAATAAACGCAAAGGCAATAACATCTATTAAACAACATAGGGTAAACACCTAGTGATAAATAACTTGACAAGATGTGTTAAGCTAACTGAACATATAGGCAAAAGGAGGCCCTATGGAAATTGTCGCAGGTTTTGCCATTGCCGTGTTGGGTTTTGCATTGCTTATCTCGGTTGTGTTTTTGATTGTCTATGTATCAGTAAGGTGGCTGAATTGAGAAAAAAAGTTCCGGTGTTTTTACGGCAAACAAATTACAAAGGTTTTACTTTGGAGGATGCAGCACACAGGCCAAACAGCTTAAACGTTTTACGATTTCCAAGCCGTATTGCTCAAACGCTTTTTTATCCCGATGGGAGGATTGAACGTGTCAAAAAATCAGAAACGGTTGTTACAAATACTTAAAGAGAACAACAGATGGTTTACGGCGTTTGAACTAGCTGATCTGTTGAATATGTCCCCACGGCGGGTCTATGTGTGGATGCAATCTAAAACTTTTTCGATGATGGAATGTGATTTAATACCGCACGATGATCCGGTGCATAAAGAGATCAAAGCCTGGCGATTTCCGAACTTTACGGGAGACAACGCAAAGGTGGCATTAAAACTTTCAAAAATGTTTAGCGGATGGTATGGACAACTCTATTGGGCAACCGACAAGGAAATTTTGCACAGCTTGTCAAAAAATTAGGATTATGGATGGGGGCGTTATGCAACGGGGCAAAATCAACAGATGGAAATGTTGGGAATGTGTAGCTAAAACGCAGGGCTCTATTTACTCAGCTAGGGGGAAGAAATGAACGTGTTTAGATGGTTTTATCGGTTTGGCAAAAAAACGCCTCAAAAGCCTAAAGAATTGATTTGCGAGGGATGTGGACAAGTATGGTCTACCCTTGATGATGGCTTTTGTGATTGGTGCAACAGATATTTTAAGGCGCACAAATGAACGAACGAATCAAACAACTTGCTGAACAGGCCGAATTAGTTTTCGAAAGCAACGGCAACCTCTATGCGCTTACTAATGACTTGGACTGTCTCGAACGCTTTGCCGAGCTAGTGCGCCAAGATGAGCGTGAGGCGTGTGCGAAATTGTGTGAGGAATATTTCACGCCGAACCTTGGTAAAGAAATAGCCGCAGCAATCAGAGCAAGGGAAAACACATGAGTATCACAGTTATGAAGCAAGCGTTGGAGGCGCTTAAAGGAAACTGCACAAACCCAGTTGCAGACCCAGAACAAGCTGCCGCAGAAGACAAAGCCATCACCGCCCTACGCCAAGCCATTGAGGAGGCAGAGAATCAAGAGCCTGATTTGCCGCCAGTAGAAATTGGGGTTGATGTAACGGAGCATGGGACAACGGTAGTGGCTTTTTACCGCAGACCAAACGCTGTGATGGAGATGTTTTATTCACAGTTTCACCCACAGCCAAAACAACCAAAGAACCCATCAATACGCATACAAAACCATTCCCACACAGACCACCCTATGCAGCACTGGGATAGGACTTGTCCCGCTTGTGTCGCTGATAGCGAACCATTAGCGAACCCAATAGCGAACCAACCCGAAACTTCTGGTTCGCCAATGCCTGTGGCGTGCAAACACAAAAGATATTCCAACGATGTAACCGAAGATATAGCAACTTGCTATGACTGCGGGGCAGAAGGTCGTATGCGTTTTGTTGCTAATGACACCGCACCACCACGCAAAGAATGGGTCGGGCTGACGGATGAGGAGCTTGTTAGTGCATATGAAGTTTACGCAAAATGCCAAGAAGAAGGTATGGAGATAAGTGGGTGGGTAGATTTTTACCGTGCCATCGAAGCAAAACTTAAGGAGAAGAACACATGAGCTTTGATGAATTTTGGTCAAAATACCCTCGCAAAGTTGCCAAAAAAGAGGCGATGAAAGCGTTTAACAAGCTAACACCAATGGAACAAGATTTAGCTTGTTGCGCTATTGATGATCATTTGGAATATTGGAAACTAAAAGAAACGGGCATAGAGTACATTCCGCATCCGTCTACATGGCTCAATCAGGGCCGCTATGAAGATGAATTGGATATGCAGCCTAAGGTTAACAAAAAGCCGCCTTTGCCTTGGTATAGCACCGAACAGTTAACAATGGATAAGGCCCGTGAATTGGCTATGAACCCACGCCCAGGTGAGGACATGGCTCAATTTAGAACCAGGATTGCACAACGCATTGCGGAGGCAGCGTGAATGAGTTGGCTCTTTTCGCAGGTGCTGGTGGAGGAATACTTGGGGGACACCTGCTTGGATGGCGAACTGTCTGCGCCGTTGAGTGGGAACAATACCCAGCAAGCGTATTGTGCGCCCGACAAAATGACAAAATTCTCCCGCCTTTCCCGATTTGGGATGATGTTCAAACCTTTGACGGCAGACCGTGGCGAGGAATTGTTGACGTTGTATCTGGAGGATTTCCGTGTCAAGACATTAGCGCAGCTGGACGAGGCGCAGGAATTGAAGGAGAACGATCAAGTATGTGGAAACACATGGCAAGGATCATTGGCGAGGTTAGACCCCAATACGTCTTTGTGGAAAACAGCCCAATGCTCACTACTAGAGGACTTGGAGTTGTCCTTGCAGACCTTTCCACGTTGGGGTTCGATGCAAAATGGGGCGTTGTATCTGCTGCCGACATTGGTGCAAACCATCAGCGTGAAAGAATATGGATTAGAGCCGAACAACGAAACTTTTTTTCACACACCGAATACAACGGGAATGGACGGTGGGAGCAACAGTCGGAAAGCATTAAAGAAACGGTTGGAAATTTGGCCCACACCTCGGAGTTGCAGCGCAATGGCGGCAACAATAACACCGGAATCTGCTTGGAACGAAAAACGCAACCCGAATTTGGAAACGATAGTGGGTCAAAGAATATGGCCAACACCAACATCACACAACGCAAAGGAAACAAATGCTCCCAGCGAATCGGAACGAAATACGCCGACTTTGGCAGCGCAAGTTGGTGGTCATTTGAACCCAACGTGGGTAGAGTGGCTAATGGGGTGGCCGCCAGAATGGACAGACTTAAAGCCATTGGAAATGGACAAGTCCCTTTATGTGCAGCAACAGCTTGGGAACTCTTAAAATGACAGATTACAGCCCGCACCCAGCGATTGAATACATTTGGGAAAACGCTCCCGCATACGCTAAGGCAAAAGGCGATTTGGCTAGTTTGGAAGTATACAAATCAAGCCTCAAAGCCATTGAAATGAAAAAATCCAATGAAACAAGCATAGGCGCACAAGAGCGAGAGGCATACGCTAGTGAGAATTATGTGCAATTGTGCACCGCAATAGGAGAGGCCACAGAAAAAGCAGAATTGTTGAAGTGGCGGCTAGAGGCGGCAAGGATGCGTTTTGATGCCTGGCGCACGGAACAGGCAAGTAACCGACAAATGGACAAAATGACAAAATGAGCGCAAATGAAAGGCAAATAGGCGGATCGCACTATAGCAAAAATGCTATACAAGTTTGGGATTTTATTATTTCAAACAATCTTGGTTATTTAGAAGGCAACATCATCAAGTATATATGCCGATACCAAGCAAAAAATGGGATACAAGATTTACAAAAAGCACGGCATTACATAGACAAACTTATTGAAATTAAGGGGGAACAATGAGCGCATGGTTAATCATCGTAACAGGGCTTATCTACGCATATATCGCCGTAGAACAAGGCTTAAAAGGCAACATGGCAATGTTGATTATTTATGGTGGATACGCTGCAAGCAACATCGGCCTTTATATGATGGCATCAAAATAATTCTGATTCTTATAATTTTATGGGGTGTACTATGATGGACTATTCGGGTTGTTTGATTAAGTTAACGGCTGAGATTAAAGATTTTCGCAAATGTATGTTGAAAGATGAATTTCGTGAGGCGTTGCAAACCGCTGAGGAAATTAGCTATTTGGCCCGTTGGCTAGAAAATTGGACATACGAGCAAATTAAAAGTGGCAAGTAAAGAGCAGCGCAAGCATTACGATAAATTGGCTCAATTGGGCTGTAGTTTGTGTCGGCATTTAGGATATGGTGAAACACCTTGCGAGATTCACCATATCCGACACGCAGGGCGGCGTGATCTTGCGCCTGTGATTGGGCTATGTCCTGAGCATCACAGAGGTAACACGGGCGTGCATGGCATGGGCCGCAAAGCCTTTGCAAAACATTATGGTGTGACTGAGGAAGATTTGTTAGAACAAACTAAAGTTCTAATGGATCAAAGCCAAGTTCTATAGCGATCCGGTGGGCATGGTTTCTAAACACTTGATCGTGCTTATCCCAATACTTGGTTTTGCCTCTTTTCATGTGGATCATTTCGTGCGCCATTGTTTTTAACACGGTTTCCAAATGAGCGTTTTTAGCTTTGGATATAGTTAAAACGTGTTTTTCCTGCAAATCATCATAAACATAAGTGCCCATTGCATCGGTTTCGTTGGTCACTTGAAAGATGATTTCATCGGTGGGCGGCATCTTCCAGGCATCAAAGGGTTTGAGTTTGAGCAGCATCAAGTAAATTGCCTCTAACTTGCCGGAAGTAAGTTTCATGCTTAAACCTTAATAATTTTGCCCCGAAATACGACTTCATCTTCGCCAAGAACTTGTACAAGTTCCGGCATCAACAACATTCCTCGATCAAAAGTTAACACGGCAAAGCCTGAACGCCAATCTTTAGGATTGTCCTCCGTGTAATCAGCAAACTGCATATTGTTGGGTTCAGCCAAAGTGCCTGTTTGAACGCCCCAAAGTGTGCCCGTATAGTTTGTTATGGGTTGTACGGCTAAAACGTGCGTATGGCCCGTTATGATGTTTACGCCGCTATTTAAGACGTTGGCATACCCTGCGTTGCGCCCGCCCTTAAATCTATGCTTAATAACGGTATCTTCATTGACCCAATAAGACCAACAAGGTTGCCATCGTGGAAAATGATCTTTAAGCGTAAACCCTTTTACGCCCTCAAACTGCGAGGAATTGTTTGCCAATACGGTTTCAAAGCGGGCATCGTGATTGCCCATTGTCCAAATTAGTTCACAGGACTTAACCAAGTTTTCAATTTCACCTAAATAAAACTGACAAGCCTCTAATTCTTGCTTAACGGTTGGTTTAGAGTCCCATCCAATACGAGGAAACCGACTGATCGCACCGCCATCAAATGCATCACCATTACAAACAATGGCAGCGGGCTTTAATTCTTTAATTAGTTTTAGTAAGGCTCTAAACGCTGTGGTAGTATCGTCAGGCCAAAAGTGTGCATCGGAAAATACAATCACCACGCCCTTTTCTAGTTCTATGCCCCGCCTCACTTGTCCTGGCGTTTGATGTATCTTTTTAGGCTGAGGTTGTATAGGCTGTTGCGGGTTAGTAGTTTCTAAATTTATTTTGTGCTTTACTTCAATACCTCTACGTCTAGAATAAACAGCCCGCACCGTCATACCTAGATGTTTAGAAACTAGCGCAGGTGAGCCAAGTTCGTTCCATACTTTGACGAATTCATCATCTGAGACATATAACGTCATATCAAGCCTTAACTTGTTAAGCTAGTTGAAGTATACTAGATAAGTATTACAAAACAAACAATTTTATATGCAAACATTCAAATTACCGTGGCCTCCGAAAGAATTAAACCCAAACAAAAAGTTGCATTGGGCTGTTAAGAGCAAGTTTGCCAAAGCGTATCGTGAGCAATGTAAGTTGTTGACGCTAGCCGCAGGGCTGACTGTTCCGCCGGACGGAAACATTAACCTGTGGATAACTTTTTATCCGCCTGATCGCCGCCATCGTGATGACGATAATATGATCTCAGCGTTTAAAGCGGGTCGTGATGGAATTGCAGATGCCTTACAAGTTAACGACAAAAGGTTTAGAATACATCCACACCTAGAAGATAATATTGGTGGCTATGTAGAGGTAGGCATTACTTGACTATCCTATGAAATAAGGCACAATTACATAATGGAAAAAGAATCCGCCGCATTTATAGCTGTGATGTTGCATAGCGCAACGATTGCCCATTTTCAGCATTTGGCAACGGATTCCTATGCAAAACATAAAGCGTTGCAAAAATACTATGAAAGCATTGTGGATTTGGTGGATACATTTGCTGAGAGTTATCAAGGCAAATATGAGCAGATCAAAAAATATCCTAATGACTTCCACGGCGAAAAAGAGCCGATAAAGTATTTTGAGGGGCTAAAGGATTTTGTAGAGGATAGTCGGGAACACTTGCCAAAGGATACCGAACTGCAAAATATCGTAGATGAAATTGCAGATTTGATTAACAGCACGTTGTACAAACTAAGATTCTTGAAATAAGGAAATATTATGAAATATGGTAACGACTTCAAACGCCCAGCAGGTGTTGCAGCATCGGACAAGACAGGCGAGCGTAAAGAAATGAAGAAAGACGGCGTAGGCATGGGCAAGATGGATGCCGCAGGTGCAGATAAGAAGTTTGACACAGGCCGCACAGCAGGGATTTGCTACGAACACAAGCGTGGCGATTGTAAGTAAAGCGAAAACCCGATAATTACGAGTTATCGGGCTTTCTAACCAAACATAAAAGGAGTTATGAATGGCTGCAATCAATTCTAGTGCCTCATGCTACGACTGTCTATTTTGGCTGCGTGGCGATATGATGGGGCAATGTCGGCGTTTTCCTGAGCACTTAAACAAGCATCAAAACGATTGGTGCGGGGAATACAGCAAGATACCAAGCCCAAAATATGAACCCGTGGTTGCCAAGCGTGGCAGACCTGCTAAGGGAGAATCAAATGAGGCTTAAACCTTTACGAGATCGTATTGTTGTTAAACCTGTAGAACGGGTTAAGAGTTCGATCTTGCAGGTTGTAATGTCAGAAAAAGACAACATGGGCACAGTAGTAGCTGTTGGCCCGCAAGCTGAAAACAAAATACAGCCAGGCAGCTTTATCCGGTTTGGAACAATGGGTGATAACGAGTATCTAAGCTATCAAGAATACTTTGAAGGCGATGATCGTTATCTGATTATGTCTTGGAAAGATGTGTGTTTTATTGAGGAAGGGCAAGATGCGGCATAAATTTGCCAATAACGGCACATTGCCTGACAACTTAAAATTAAATCAACTTAGATATGACGTTAAGAAAAAGTATGGTTTGAGCCTTGATGAAGCTAGATATTTAAGGTCATTGCCGTGCGAAATTTGTGGCACAAAAGCAAAAAAGATGTGTATTGATCACAAAATACCTAAAACATATCGTGGGGTTTTATGTCAACAATGCAATACTAGGTTGGGTTGGTTTGAAAAAAATAGAGATGTAATTATTGATTACTGCGAAAGAGGGCCACAAAATGCCATTAAAGAAATCAGCAAGCAAAAAAGCGTTTGAGCAAAATGTTAAAGCCGAAATTAAAGCGGGTAAACCTGTTAAACAATCGGTTGCCATTGCGTATTCGGTTAAGCGTGAGGCTAAGAAAAAATGAACATTGAGTTAAGTCCACAAGAATTGAACTTTATTATTGCTGCATTGCGGGAATTTCCTGTTGTGGTGGCTAAGAGTTCTGAAGATATAATTAGAAACATAGCAAAACAGGTTGAACCTGTGGATAACTCTGTGGATAACTCAGATAAGCCTGTGGATAACTCTTAATTATGTCAAGTATTTAGGGATTAAATCAATGTCTCAGGTAGGCGCACCTAAAGGCAATCAGAACGCAGCTAAGAGTAGGCTGTTCTACGATGCTATGCGTAAGAAACTTGTGCAAGAGCCGCATCGGTTAAACAGCGTGGTTGAGGTGCTGATCACGGCGGCAGAGGAAGGCGAGCAATGGGCTGTCAAAGAGTTGATAGATCGTATTGATGGCAAAGCTATCCAAGCTAATACGCTAGAGAACGCAGATGGCTCACCATTGCTTGCGGGCATCCAAGTCACATTTGTAAAACCGAATGAGTGATATTGTAGAAAATGCGATAGCTAAGGCCGAGTTTCCGGTCAAGCTATCTTGCCTGTTTGAGAAATCACGTTATAAGGTTTTGTACGGTGGGCGAGGCGGGGCTAAGAGTTGGGGTGTGGCCCGTGCCTTGTTGATCTTGGGGGCTAAACGTCCATTACGCATTCTGTGCGCCCGTGAATTCCAAACTTCAATTAAAGATTCTGTGCACAAGTTGCTATCAGATCAGATTGATGCCTTGGGTATGCATGGGTTCTATGAGATCACGCAATCATCAATTCGGGCCATCAATGGTACTGAAATAGCGTTTGTGGGTTTGAAAAACAACGTAACCAATATCAAATCGTTTGAAGGCGTGGATATTTGTTGGGTTGAGGAAGCCCAAAGCGTGTCAAAACTTAGTTGGAACGTGCTAATTCCAACTATCCGTAAGCAAGATTCCGAGATATGGGTAACGTTTAACCCTGAATTAGAATCGGATGAAACATATCAGCGGTTTGTATTGAACCCGCCCGCTGATTGCATAGTGCAAAAGATTAATTGGTCGGACAACCCTTGGTTTCCTGAAACCCTGCGCCTAGAAAAGGATGCGCTAAGGGATCGTGATGTAGAGGCATACAACACGGTGTGGGAAGGGATTTGCCGACAGACGGTGGATGGGGCTGTGTTTGCCCGTGAAATGCAGATGGCAGAGTTAGACGGACGGATTACCCGTGTTCCGTATGATGCCTCAAAGCCTGTCCACGCCATATTTGATTTGGGTTGGTCGGATGCCACGGCTATTTGGTTTCTACAGTTTGTAGGGATGGAAACCAGGCTAATTAGGTATGTGGAAGATAACCAACGCACAATTCAGCACTATTTGGCCTTAATGCAAACTTACGGGTATGTATATGACACGCTGTGGTTGCCTCATGACGCAGAAAATAAGACACTTGCCGGAAATGGGCGAAGTATTGAGGAAATCGTCCGAAATGCAGGGTTCAAAACCCGCATCATTGGCAAAACCCCGATTACCGATTCTATTAACGCTGCAAGGACGATCTTTTCAAACTGTTGGTTTGATAGAGAAAATTGCCACGAAGGATTACAATGTTTAAGACATTATCGGTATGAGGTTGATCCTGATACCAAAATGTTTAGTAAAACGCCTGTGCATGATAACTTTTCGCACGGCGCAGATGCGTTTAGATATATCGGATTGATGGTAAATGAACCTAAGAAACCGAGGCCAAATAAGCCCGTTTTCGTACAAAATGCTAGTTGGATGGGCTAAACATGGCTGAAAAAACAATGGATTTCGATAAGCGGATTGATGAGGCCAAGCAGTTTTTACGCCTAACGTCCGACTCTGACACACAAAACCGATCAGAGGCGTTAGAAGATTTACGCTTTGCCGCAGGTGATCAATGGCCCGTAGAGATTCAGAACAGCCGACAACTTGAGGCTCGCCCATGCCTGACAATCAATAAGATTGATGCGTATGTGCGACAGATTACAAACCAACAGCGACAGCAACGCCCACGGATTAAGGTGCACGGTGTAAGCAGCGAAACCGATGCGAAGATGGCAGAAATCATTACAGGAATATGCCGC